GCGTCTTAATGACCGATGGTCAATTGACCATCGTAAAGGGTTCCTTGCGTCTTGCGTCTTGTGACCGTTTGTGATCGAAAACGATCACAAAAAAAGAGACTAAGAAGAGGAGTTCTTAGTCTCTAAATTTTGATAAGTGAGCTATCCCGATTAGCTCACTATTTAGTTAACATGTTAAAAACCTGGTGTCAATGTAAAGGGTACGAAACATTTTTAACTTTTGGATCATAACAAGCTTTACAAGTTAAACATTTTCCGTCTTGTTTATATGCAATGCATTCTAAACCAAAAGCTTTTTCTTTATTATGTACTGTCGATGTATTGTCAAAACCCTTTACTGGTTTTTGATCTATCATTGGAGCACTTGCCCTTAAAACTACGTTTTTTGGTAGTGGTTCAATTTTCAAAGCTTGTTTCCACATTTTTAATTCTTTTGTAGGTATCCAATGTTTTATATTTGGAGTTTGTTTACATACCTCAATAATATTTAATGCCATAAAAATATTTTGAATATCTCCAGAATCGAACCAACGAAAATAATTTTTCTTTTGTGATTGTAATAACCATACCATTATTTTAATAAAATCTTTATGGTTAAAAAAATCCAAACGCCTTTGCATTGCATCTTTAACCACTGGAAATTGATAACATCCTTTTAAAGCATAACATCCATTACAAACGGAACCTTTTATTTTTGCTAGTTTAGAACCAGTGGAACAAAGCTTTGCATTTAAAGAAATTGATTTAACGCCTAATTTACTAGTATTAGACAACATTTTTTTATAATAAGATTTTTCTTCATTTGTTAATTGTATCATTTTTAAACCCTCCAAATTAATTATAAACCCATTGCAATAAATTGCAATGGGTTATTTGATTTATAAATATTTGAAAATATTTCTTGTAGTCTTTTTAAAATATTCTGGATAAACCTTTTTTAATAAATCAAGTTTACCTTTTTTAAGAATTAGATAACCTTTACTTTTAAATATTTTAGCTTTACCAGATTTTAAACCTTTTTCTTTATTTAATTCAATTAAGGTTTTAATAGTCTTTTGAAATTCAATTAAACCATTATAAACCTTTTTATTGTCTTTTGCTAATTCAAACATTTCAAGTAATGCTAAAATTGCTTTTTGTCTATCTTCAATTGAATAACAATTGAATTCAGTTTTTATTAAATCTTTTTCAATGTTTATTTTATTGTATTTCATTTTTAAACCTCCGTTTTTGTTTATACATAAACAATAACAATTAATTGCAAGTATTACAAGAACTATCGATTAACATGTTAACTATTGCAGCCTTTAACATGTTAACTATTAACATGTTAACGATCGAGGCAAGACCGTACATGAGCCATGACCGAAGGTCATGACCGTTCATAGCGACCGTAGGGAGCGACCGTAGTTGGTTAACATTGTTAACTAAAACCTGGTTCTTGCATCTTGGAGAATATTTTTTTAACAGAATCTCTGTCTTGCGTCTTGCGTGTTCATGACCGTTTTAAAAAACACGCACAAAAAAAATGGGAGCCATTGGCTCCCATTCTTCGAGGATAACTCTTCACAGTAAATCAGTTATTGGTTTCTTTGGTCCCCAGTACATAATTTCATCACTATGTTCTGTCATCTTTTTTCTTTCAAGATATAGTCTTTGACCATACTCCAACATTTCGACTACCAATTGTTGACCTTCATTTTTATCTATATTTGTTTCTGAAATTCTAATTGCAGCAGCAAATAAGTTCTCCCAGTTTGGTTCATTTCTAATTGTTCTTGGCATTTTTGTTCCCCTTTCTAGGAAGTGGCTTTAAGCCACTTCCTTTCTAACTATTAACTTTTGACTATCTTTGTCTCTGAAGAGATGAACTGTTCCTCTCCAATCTCTTGACACTGGTTTATATTCTCCAAACTTTTTACCTCCAAGATCAAAGGTTGGTTCTGCAAAGAAGAAATCATACATGTATGGATTGTATCTAACAGTTTCAAAATAATCCTCTGTTAACTTCCAACTTTCGATTAGTTCTCCAACAACGAAAGCATGAACATATTTCTTGCCTTCTTTGATAACTCTCTGTCTTGTCTTTTCAGAGACCACAAACTTTGCATTCTCCAATCTAATATTCTCTGAATATCCAATAACTTTTCTTGTCTTGTAGTCTTGGATACTCCAAGTATCTTTAGTAAGGTTTTTGTAAACTTTAACTTTCATTTTTTTAATCCTCGATTTTTGTTAATGTTAGGTAAACATTAACATGCAGCTTTTAGTTAGTCAACAACTAATTGCAATTAATTATAACTTTCTTATTAACATGTTAACTAATTCTCCAAGGTATATGTTTAACATGTTAACTGTCTTGGGGTTACTGATTTAATTAACATGTTAACTTTGCAATCTATTAACCCCCTCCCACCCATATAACGGGGGTGTGCAGTATGTGGCATGTCATGTCATGTTGGCTTGATAAATTCATTCAAATATATTATCGTTTGGACATGAACTTAGACTCGTTGCCAAGGGAGGTGTTACAAGAAGTCCTCCAACTTGAAGAACAAAAGAAAAAGCTTGAGACTCGTGAATTGGCGAGGAACAAGTTTATGTCGTATGCTAAACATGTATACGAGGGATTTATCGAGGGACGACACCACAGAATCATAGCTGAAAAGCTAGAAGCCATTGCCAATGGTCAATTGAAAAGATTAATTATCAATATGCCACCAAGACATTCCAAGTCTGAATTAGCATCTTATCTTATGCCTTCTTGGTTTTTAGGAAGGAACCCTAAATTAAAAATTATTCAAGCCACAATGAACACTGAACTTGCCGTAAGGTTTGGAAGAAAAGTAAGAGATTTGATTGCTGATCCTATCTATGCTGATATTTTTCCAGATACGGACTTGAAGCAAGACAGTCAAGCCGCGGGTAGATGGGAAACGAGCCGTGGAGGAGAATACTTTGCTGCGGGCGTTGGAGCAGCGATGACTGGTCGTGGAGCAGATTTGTTGATTATTGACGATCCACACTCGGAACAAGATGCGATGTCTTCAACTGCGTATGACAATACATATGAGTGGTACACATCTGGACCTAGACAGAGATTGCAACCTGGGGGAACCATCATCATTGTGCAGACAAGATGGTCGAAGAAAGACCTCACGGGCAGATTAATTACAGATCAAGCAAAAGACACTATGGCAGATCAATGGGAAGTGATCGAGTTTCCAGCGATACTTCCTAGTGAAAAACCTTTATGGCCCGAATTTTGGAATACGGATGAATTGTTAAAGGTCAAGGCTTCACTGTCCATTGGCAAGTGGAATGCTCAGTGGCAGCAGAACCCGACTAGTGAAGAAGTTGCAATGGTCAAGCGTGATTGGTGGCAGTTATGGGAGAGGGAGGACACACCGAGGCTTGACTATATTATTCAAAGTTACGATACTGCTTACAGTAAAAAAGAGAGTGCCGACTATAGTGCGATAACGACATGGGGTATTTTCGAGCCGAAGGAGAATGGCGAACAGCATATTATATTGCTTGACGCTACGAAGGGCAGATGGAATTTCCCAGAGTTAAAGGACATAGCGATAGAGCAGAATGAATATTGGGAACCAGATATGATGTTGATTGAGGCGAAGGGATCGGGACAACCTTTAGCAGATGAGATGCGATTAATAAATTTACCAGTGGTTACTTTTAGTCCTGGAAGACGCAAAGGGGGTAACTTAGATAAGGTTACGAGGATGCATATGGTTTCTCCTATTTTCGAATCGGGAAAAGTGTGGTATCCTAATTCAAAGTTTGCAGATGAAGTTATAGAAGAGGTTGCTTCATTTCCAAATGGCGATCATGATGACTATTGTGATAGTATGACAATGGCTATTATGCGTTTTAGGCAAGGTGGTTTTATATCACTACAAGGTGAGGAAGAGCCAGAGGATTGGTTTCCTCGTAGATCAAGAGAATACTATTAAGGAGTAAAACATGACACAATCAACTGGAACCTTTATGGGTGATTTAATGAAAGCCATCAAAGCTGGTGGCTCTAGTAAATTAACTAAGAAAGTTAAGGTAAAAAAGAATGATACTTTAGGGAGTATTGCCAAAGCGAATAATACTACAATTAAAATGCTACAAAAACTGAACTCTGGACTTAAAGGTGCTGAGGGTCAAAAGACAATGGAATTTAATCAAGATACATTAATAGTTCCAGATCCACAGTCTTTTCAAGGTGGTAAATTAAAGCCAGTTAGAACAAAAAAGAAAAAGAATATTTATGAAGGTCAAACAAAAGCTGATATGGCAGAAATGAACAGACCAATCATGGACAAGGCTAGTTTAAAAAGACAACAAGAAAAAGTTGCCAAGACTAAGGACAGAAATGCACCAAATGTAAAAGTTGCGTCTAAGAAAATAGGTGGCTCTGTTAAAAAGATGAACATGGGTGGTGTAATGAAGAACCGTGGTGGGACGTTCAAAGGCGTTTACTAATGGGTAGACTTTTTAAGATAAGAAGAAAGTTAAACAAAAAGCCTAGTAAAAAAGTAAGGATAGTCAGAAATAGGTTTTCTGATATACTAGCTCCAGGCAAAAAAAGAGTAACGAGGATTTCATAATGGCAGAACGAGAAATAGCAGGCATGGTTGAAAAGGCAATGGGCGCTGGTGGAGATGTCATGCCAGATGATGAAAGTTTGGATATCGAACTACCATCGACCATGGAGCAGTTACCCGAAGGGATTGAACTTGCTACAGAAGAAACTGTAGAAGTTGTAGCCGAGCCATATAACCATGACGCTAATTTAGCAGAAGTTTTAGATGATTCTGTGTTAGGTGCATTATCTTCAGAATTACAGAACAAAGTTAGAGAGGACATGGAGTCTAGGTCTGATTGGGAAGAAGCCATTGCCAAGGGACTAAATTTACTAGGTATTAATTATGAAGACAGAAGTGATCCTTTTCTTGGTGCAAGTGGGGTAACTCATCCATTATTGAATGAGGCAACAACACAGTTTCAATCCCAGGCTTATAAAGAGATGTTGCCGAGTGGAGGACCTGTAAAGACTCAAGTATTAGGTGTAGCTACAAAAGAAACAGAAGATCAAGCTCAAAGAATAAAAGATTTCATGAATTATCAGATTATGGAAGTCATGGAAGAGTATGATCCAGACACAGATCAGATGTTATTTTATTTACCACTTACTGGATCTACATTTAAAAAAGTTTACTTTGATCAAACTAAACAGAGGGCAGTTTCAAAATTTGTTCCAGCCGAAGATTTAGTTGTCCCATACTCTGCGTCTGACTTAATGACAGCAGAAAGAGTGACACATGTAGTTAAAATGTCGTATAATGATCTTCGTAAACTACAAGTGGCGGGAGTATATAAAGATGTTGAACTATCTACGACAGATTCTGGAGAAAGCGAAGGCAGTATCCAAGGGACTACTGACGAGTTGCAAGGACTCCATCCAAACTATTCTGACGATGTGTATACACTTTTGGAAGTCCATGTGGACCTCGACCTCGAAGGTTTTGAAGACCCGAATGGCATCATGTTGCCGTACATTGTCACGATTGATGAAAATTCCAGTCAAGTTTTATCGGTGGTTAGGAACTTTAGGGAACAAGACCCGTTAAGAAGAAAGAGACAATATTTCGTACATTTTAAATTTTTACCAGGTTTTGGTTTTTATGGTTTTGGTTTATTACACACAATTGGTGGTTTGTCTCGTGCAGCCACTTCAATTTTACGGCAGTTGATAGATGCGGGTACGCTCTCTAATTTACCAGCTGGTTTTAAGGCTCGTGGTGTTCGTATTCGTAATGATGATGAGCCTCTTAATCCTGGGGAGTTTAGAGATATAGATGTTCCAGGTGGTGATTTAAAAAACTCAATAATCCCCTTACCCTACAAGGAGCCATCTGGAACACTAGCACAACTTTTGGGTGTGGTTGTTGATTCTGGAAGGCGTTTTGCACAAGTTGCAGATGCAAAAATCAGTGATGTTAACTCACAAGCTCCAGTTGGAACGACAGTTGCCTTGATAGAACAAGGCTCAAAGATCATTTCAAGCATACATAAACGTCTACATTATGCACAAAAACAAGAATTTCGTATGTTGGCAGAGATTTTTTCAGAAAATCCAGTGCCTTATCCGTATTTTGTAGGAAATGTAGCACCAGAAGTGATGCAACAAGACTTTGATGGACGCATTGACATACTTCCAGTGTCAGATCCAAGCATTTTTTCTATGGCACAACGCTTGTCACTTGCCCAGACACAATTGCAAATGGCTCAACAAGCACCACAAATACATAATCAGTACGAGGCATTTAGAAGAATGTACGATGCACTCGATATTAAGAACATTGATAGCATTTTACCACCTCCACAACCGCCTGCACCAGTAGATCCAGCGACAGAAAACGCTAATTCTATAAAGGCAGCGCCTTTACAAGTATTTCCAGAGCAAGATCATGAGGCTCATGTCCGTGCTCATGTGACATTTTTGGCTACACCAGCAGCACAAGTCAATCCACAAGGGTTTGCACTACTACAAGCACATGTTCAAGAGCATGTTGGACTAATGGCAAGAGATCAAGTGACTAAATTCTTCCAGATTTCTGTAGAAGAGGCTCAAGCAAGAGGTGAAATGGTTCCTCAAATTGATCCAGCAGCGATTGAAGCAGCGATTGCACAACAAATTGGTGAAATATTGAATGAAGTCATGCCATCTCTACAACCACAACAACAAGTTGACCCACTTGTGCAGATTAGACAGCAAGAATTAGAGAATGATACGGCTGAAATACAAAGAAAAGTGGCAAATGATCAAATGAACTTCCAAATTGATCAAGCAAAGCTAAAACAAGCGTTTGATTTGGCACAACAAAGATCACAACTACAAGAACAAATCGCAGAAGACAGAAATGATGTAAATATCTATAGGATAAATACGCAGGCCTCTCTAAAAGGTAGGTAAAGATGGATCCAGTCACTATATCTCTGGCTATGGGCGTAGCATCAAAAGCATTTGATGCAATAAAAAAAGGATTTGCAGTAGGTCGTGATATAGAACAAATGTCTGGAGACATCGGAAGGTGGATGGGAGCTGTATCTGATGTTGACAATGCAGAAAAACAAGCTAAGAACCCTCCTCTTTTTGGAAAGTTGTTCAAAGCTGGGTCTATTGAGGAGGCAGCACTGTCTGCATATGCAGCTAAAAAGAAACTTGAGGAACAAAGATACGAGCTTAAGATGTTTTTGAATATGACTTATGGTCCACAAGCATATGATGATCTTTTAAAGATGGAAGGACAGATAAGAAAAGAACGTCAACAAACGATTTACAAACAACAACAGCTCCGAAGACAGATAGGCGAAGCCATAACTTGGTTAATAGTTGCCAGTATTATAGGTGGTTTTTGTGTGTTAGTTGCTGGTATATGGATTAAAGAAACAAGAGCAGAGAACTATATACAGATGACAGAGGGTTATAAATTCAAACCTAGAGACTACACAAACCAACAAAAGATATGGCAAGGTAAAAAAAAACGGTTAAGTATACAACTTGTAGACTTAAAAAGAGGATTACGTCAAAATACACAGACAAAAGAGCGTGTATCTATCAAGGGGGTAACAAAACTTTTACCATGTTAATTGAAAGTTGGTGTCCAAAAAAGTATAAATGTGTGTATGACCCTAACGGTACAGAGCCAGATATTGATAAAGTCATGGAAAGTTTACGAAGTATAGGTAGGAAATGACACAGAAAAAATTACAAAAAGACTCTATTTTAAATCAGTACGATCTTGATGGTGACAATACAATCACAGACGAAGAGCTCCAAAGAGCAAAAGAGATCAAGGAGACAGAGACAAAATTACGCAAAAATCTTGCACAATTACGCATGGCTAGATACACTCTTATAGGTATGGGAGTTTTTACGGCTGCAATGTTTATAGTACCTATTCCTAGAGTAGAAGCACTGGCTGAAATTTCGTCACTTTTCTACATTTCAGGCGCTGGCATTGTCGGTACATACATGGGTACGTCAGCTTATATGGCAAAGAACGGAGTTAAATAATGTTACAAGCGTTAATAGGTCCAGTCACTGGACTACTAGATAAGTTTATACCAGATGCAGATCAGAAGGCGAAGTTGGCTCACGAAATAGCTACCATGTCTGAAAAACATGCTCAGGAAGCGTTACTCGCTCAGTTAGAAATCAACAAAGCTGAAGCCGCTAGTGGTTCTATATTCAAGGGCGGTTGGAGACCAGCAGTTGGGTGGGTCTGTGCGATTGCTTTTGCCTATCATTTTATTGTAAAAGATCTAATTATATTTGGTGCAAGTTTCGCTGGTTTAGAATTACCAGATTTGCCTGATTTCGATATGGGTACACTTTTAACTGTTCTCGGTGGCATGTTAGGAATCGGAACGCTCAGAACCTATGAGAAGCAAAAGGGACTTACCAAATAACACAAGACTTATTTAGACATTTAAGGATACATACAATGACTAAGAAAAATAAAGTTAAAAAAGTTATGAAAGGCTTACAAAAAGCTAGTAAGACACACGCACAACAAGCTAAACTTTTAAAGAGTGTTTTGAAAAATGGCAAAAAGAAAAGATCCTAAAGTTGGAACTGGCAAAAAACCAAAAGGTTCGGGCAGAAGATTATACACGGATGAGAATCCAAAAGACACAGTTAGAATCAAGTTTGCCACGGAAGCAGACGCAAGAGCAACAGTTGCAAAGGTTAAGAGAATCAATAAACCTTATGCGAGAAAGATACAGATACTTACAGTTGGTGAGCAGAGAGCAAAGGTCATGAAGAAGAATAAAGTGGCTAGTATTTTTAAAAAAGGTAAAGAATCTATAAGGAGAGCACATGGCAAGGGTTAGACAATTTGCAAAAGACATGGGTATGTCATATAATCAAGCTAACAATTTAGTTAAAAAGGGAAGAGCACTTAAAGATGGTGGGTCTTCTATACTGGAGGGAACAATGAATCAAGCAAAAGTTATCAAGGCAAACAAAGGTAAAATAACCAAATTAGATACTAAAAACCCTGGTAAAGCAAAAGTTAATCAATTTAAAAATGTTCAGAACGCAGCAGCAACTGGAAAGATAAGTCAAAAAGACGCTTTAGATAAAATAAGAAAAATAGTTTTAAGTAAAAAATTAGGTGGTGGTAACAATCTAAAACCAATCCCAGAAGATGCTAAAGGTTTACAAGCTTTGAAAAAGAAAAGACCAGATGTTGTTGCCGAGATGGGTTTTAAGAAAAAGGGTGGCACATTAAAAATGAGAGACGGTGGTCAGTTCAGAGGTTGTGGTGCTCAAGTAAAAGGTAAGAAGTTTAAAGGAATATTCTAGTGGCTAATGGTTTCGATACCACTGAAGAAAGCTATGTAGGAGATGATCCTACTGGTATAGGCTATGATGAAGCAGGCACTTCTGTTGCTAGTGGTGTTGGTTATGGAAGTCAAAACATAGATACTGGTGGTAACGAAACAACTGGTGAGGTATTGAGTCAAGCTGGTTTCAATCAAGCAAGAGGAATAACTGCCACAAATCCTTTTCCAGATTCTTTTTTCTCACGAATATTTGGTCCAGAAAACGTAAATTATGCTGCGTTGGGGATTGATACTCAAGGCATAGCAAATTTAGCGTATGACAGATATTTAAATCCATTCGGAAATATAACAAGAGGCACTAAGTTTGAAGATTTAAAACTAAGAGAAGGGATGTCCGAAGGAGAAAAAACTAGATATGGCGAAGTTATATCTGTGGACAGACCTCAAGGAATTGGAGAAACAATAGCTAGAACTGCTTTTGGATTAGGAACTCCATTAGGTCCACTTGCAAGTTTAATAGGCACAGATCAATTAGCACTAGCACCAGACGACAAAACAGGTTTTAGAGGGTCTCCAAACTACGATCCCACTTTAGATCCTAACAACCCAGCTTACCAAGGTCCACAAAGTATGCTAGGTGGGATAGGAAGATTTGCAGAACAAATAACATTTGGTGGTGCAAGACCAGTAACTAAGGCTGGTAAAGGGATTCTAGACTTAATTCAAGGTCAAGACGCAGAAAAAGAAATAAAAGATTCAGTTGATCAGACTGGTAAAAATGTATTAGAAGAATCTTCTGTTTCTCTTATGGAACCTGGTGCAAATTTAGCCTCATCTTTTAATACTTCAAGAACTCGTTATGGTGATCTGCCAACCACCATCACAGAGGGAAATCGAAACATTACAAACCCAAATATAGCACTTGCAATTGGGATTATGAATAGAGAGCCAAACGTAGATTTTGGTCAAGCCTATAGAAGAGCACAAATGGAATTGGCAAAAAGAAAGTTTTATGAAAGTAACTGACTTTTTACATAAATATAAAAAAGTCTTGAATACTCGGATAGAAGATATTAGTATCTCCTTGACGAGTGGAAATGCTTCTGATATGGAAGCATATAAAGCAATGGTAGGTGAAATACAGGGTCTAACCTACGCACTAGAACAATTAAGAACCCTGCTGGAAAAGGTAGACAATGACATTGATAGTGCCTGAATACGTTTTAAAACAAAGACAAGCCAAAGAAAAAGCTGAAAAAGAAGCAGAAAATAAATCCCTAACAGAAAGAGTGCCTCAACCCACTGGATGGCGTATATTAGTTATGCCGTATATGGGTAAAGAAACAACTGAAGGTGGTATACATGTACCAGATTCTGTTAGAGAAAAAGAGGCAAGAGCAACAGTTGTTGCTTATGTGGTTAAGTTAGGACCACTTGCGTATAAAGATTTTGATAAGTTTGGAGAGGCGGGACCTTGGTGTAAAGAGGGCGACTGGGTTTGTATTGGTCGTTATACTGGGTCACGGTTCAACATAGAAGGAGGAGAAGTTAGGATAATCAATGATGATGAAGTCATTGCAACTATTGTTAATCCCGATGACATAAAAACATACGGAGTATAAGTATGCAAGAAAACATCGAGAAGACCAAACCTCAAGAAGAGGAAGGTCAACTAATTGAAATAGACGATGCAGAAGAAAAAACAGAAACAGAAACAGAAGAGGATGACGTTCAGCCAGAGTCTAATGAGAATAGACCTGCTGTCGAAGTTAAAAAACAAACAGACGATGAAGATGATCTTTCTCAATATTCAGCTTCAGTAAGAAAACGTATTTCGAAGATTACTAAAAAATTTAGAGACGAAGAAGAACAAAGACTAGCTGCGGTAGAGTTTGCAGAATCTGTTAAGAAACAGAACGATGAACTCAAAGCAAAATTAGATAAATTAGACACAACTTATGTTGGTGAGTTTGATACGAGAGTGCAATCTCAAGCGGCAGCAGCCAAAGAAGCTTACAGAAAAGCTTATGAAGCTGGTGATGCTGATGCCTTGTATGAAGCTCAACAAACTATTTCTAGAATTGCTATGGAAGAGGCAAGACTAAACCAACTTAAAGAACAAAGAGAACAAGAGACAAAAAAAGCAGAAACAAATGATGCTGCGCCTGCCGCAACTCAGCCTGCTCCAACGCCTCCACCTCCTAAACCAGACCCTAGAGCAGAAGAGTGGGCGACACAAAATGAATGGTTTGGGCAAGATCAGACAATGACATATGCTGCTTTTGGCATACATAAAACATTAATTGAAGAAGAAGGTCTTGATCCAAATACAGAAGAGTACTATACTGAATTAGATAATAGGATTAGAAGTAACTTTCCTCACAAATTTGGAGAGCAAAAAAAATCCTCTGGCCCCAGAGTCGCCTCTGCTGGAGCCACCGCCTCAAAGACGGGATCGACAAAGGGACGCAGAACAGTCAAATTGACTCCTTCGCAGATAGCAATTGCGAAACGATTGAATGTTCCGCTTGAAGAATACGCTAAGTATGTTAAGGAGTAGAATATGGCTATAGATAGAACAACACGAGAAACTAAGACTCGTGCAAATACAACAAGGAGAAAACCTTGGCAACCTCCAGCTAAGTTGGATGCACCTCCAGCTCCAGATGGATTTGAACATCGTTGGATCAGAACGCAATTAAGAGGCGAAGATGATAAAGCGAATGTTTTTTCCAGAATGAGAGAGGGATGGGAACCAGTTAGGGCAGACGAGTACGGCCCAGAAGCTGCAAAATATCCAGTTATAGAAGAAGGTAAAAACAAAGGAATTATTGGTGTCGGTGGTTTAATGTTGGCACGAATACCCGCAGAAACGGTGCAAGAGAGAACTGAATACTTTCGGGAGCAGACCCGTAATCAAATGACAGCCGTGGATGAAAACTTGATGAGGGAACAACATCCCTCAATGCCTATCCATAAACCCGATAGGCAAAGTCGTGTAACTTTCGGGGGTAAAGAAAAACTTTCCGAATAACTTTAGAAGGAGCAATAAATGGCTAATGCAAATGTAGCTTTTGGATTTAAGCCTGTAGGAATGCATGGTTCAAGTCCAGCGACTCAAGGTACGAGTCAATACTTTATTGCTAGTGATGCTTCTGCGATCTTTCAAGGTTCACCAGTCAAAGCCGAATTAACTGGCGGAACTATTCAGATTGCCTCTGCTTCTGGTAACGGAGACCAATTAGTTGGTGTCTTTGCTGGTTGTGAGTTCGTAGATGCAACCACTGGCAAGTTGAGGTTTAGTAATACATGGCCTGGAAGTGGGTCAGCCAATACTAACTTTGACATCAAAGGGTTTGTGTATGACAATCCAGCACAGAGATTTATTATCGCAAGTGATGGAACAAACACTGACAGAGCAACTGCTAAAGCAGATATTTTCAAAACTGCTGATATAGCAAGTGGAGCAAGTGGTAATACTACAACTGGTATTTCTTCTGCTGTATTAGATATATCAACTGCTGAAAATACAGATACATCAAATGTGGTTATGATTTTAGGTATCCATGAGGATGTAACTAATGCTGACCACAGTGCTGCTGGTGTTTCATACATAGTGAAAATCAACAACCATGCGTTAAACTCTTCGGATGTTGACGCTACTGCATCTTAAGGAGGGTCTAGTATGGCTATTTCAAGAGCACAACTCGCCAAAGAGTTAGAGCCTGGCTTGAACGCTCTCTTTGGTATGGAGTATAATAGGTATGAAGGTCAACATGCAGAGATCTATGATACAGAGGCTTCAGACAGAGCCTTTGAAGAAGAGGTCATGTTGAGTGGTTTCGGAGCAGCGCCTACTAAGCAAGAGGGTTCTGGTGTCACATTTGATGATGCAAACGAGGCTTACACTTCAAGGTATAACCATGAAACTGTCGCAATGGCGTTTTCAATAACAGAAGAAGCTGTAGAGGATAACCTTTACGATAAGCTATCTGCTCGTTATACGAGAGCACTTGCAAGATCCATGGCTCATACTAAGCAAGTGAAAGCAGCGAATGTATTAAATAATGCGTTTACCGCTGGAGCAAATGCTGGTGGTGATGGTAAAGCTTTATTAGCAACAGATCATCCATTAACAAATGGTGGAACTTTTGCTAACGAGCCAACTGTCGCAGCTGATCTTAACGAGACATCTTTAGAAGATGCTTTAATTAAGATTGCAGGCTTTGTGGATGAAAGAGGATTAATTATCGCTCTAAGAGGTATGAAGTTAATCATTCCTAGACAATTACAATTTGTCGCAGAGAGAATATTAAACTCTAATCTAAGAGTTGGAACATCAGATAATGATGCCAATGCCATAAGGAACATGGGAATGTTACCTCAAGGCTATGTCATTAATGATTATCTAACTGACACAGATGCGTTTTTTATCAAAACAGACGCACCAAATGGTCTAAAGCATTTCGAAAGAATGGCTATGGCTACTGCCATGGATCCAGATTTCGATACTGGAAATATGAGATATAAAGCAAGAGAGAGATATTCTTTTGGCTTCTCTGATCCTCGTGCATTGTTTGGATCACCTGGAGCGTAATAAAAAAATTACGTTTTATAAGGGCGACTATTTGCAGTCGCCCTTTTTTTATGTATAATGAAGATAACCTTGACGAAGAATTAACTTCGACAACAGCCAAGACAAGGAGACACACATGGCTAATTCAACTTTCTCAGGTCCTATACGATCTGAAAGCACTATTAAAACAATCAGTAAAGATGCA